TGATTGAACTTGTAGGAGTTATTGATCTTGTTGGTGTTATTGAACTTGTAGGAGTTATTGATCTTGTAGGAGTGATTGAACTTGTAGGAGTTATTGATCTTGTAGGAGTGATTGAAGGTGTTATTGAAGTTGTAGGAGTTATTGAACTTGTAGGAGCTATTGATCTTGTAGGTGTAATTGAAGGTGTTACTGATGCTGTAGGTGTTATTGACGATGTAGGGGTAATCGAAGGAGTAATTGAAGCTGTAGGAGTTATTGATCTTGTAGGAGTGATTGAAGGTGTTATTGAAGTTGTAGGAGTAATACTAGCGGTAGGAGTAATTGATCTTGTAGGTGTAATCGAAGGTGTAATTGAAGTTGTAGGTGTTAATGATGCTGTTGGTGTTAATGACGCTGTAGGTGTAATTGATACTGTAGGTGTTAATGACGCTGTAGGTGTTATAGTAACTGTAACTGATGTTGTTGGTGTTAATGAAGCGGTAGGAGTAATTGACTCAGTAGGTGTAATTGAAACTGTAGGTGTAATACTAACTGTCGGGGTAATTGAAGCTGTTGGCGTTAATGACTCTGTAGGTGTTAATGACGCTGTAGGTGTAATTGATGCTGTAGGAGTTACTGAAGGAGTTACTGACTCTGTAGGTGTAATGCTAGCTGTAGGTGTTACTGACTCTGTAGGTGTAATCGAAACTGTTGATGTTATCGAAGGGGTAATACTAGCAGTAGGTGTTAATGAAGCTGTTGGAGTTACTGTGGGGGACGGTGTCGGCGACACGTCTATTATATTAATAGTACCAGCCATACTACCATGATATTGGCAAATATAATATAAAGTAGAAGGGGCATTAAAGGGTACAACGAAAGTTATTGTACCGCTTTGAGTACCATTATTAGTAACTCCATCATTGTATTGATTACCGGTACCGGTAGTTAAAGCTGTTTTTATCCAAAATGGATGACCAGTAGCATTTATATTAAATGTGTACGTCTGACCCTCTGACAAACTTAATGTTGGGTTCGTTAGACCGTTTATAATATATGCTGAAGATCCGTTATTACTTACGTTAAATGTATACGTAGGAGATGTAGGTGTTATTGTTACGGTAGGTGTAATTGAAACTGTAGGTGTTATTGATGGTGTTATTGACGTTGTAGGTGTTATTGATGGTGTTATTGACGTTGTCGGTGTAATTGAAGGTGTGATTGACTCTGTAGGAGTAATTGATGCCGTAGGAGTAATTGAAGGCGTAATACTAGCTGTAGGGGTTACAGATTCAGTAGGAGTTAATGAAGCTGTTGGTGTAATGCTAACTGTAGGGGTTACTGACTCTGTAGGAGTAATACTTGCCGTAGGGGTTAAAGAAGAAGTTGGTGTTATTGAGACTGTAGGTGTTATAGTAGGTGTAACACTTGCTGTAGGTGTTACTGATTCTGTAGGAGGAATTGAAGCTGTAGGCGTTAATGAAGCGGTAGGAGTAATTGATGCTGTAGGAGTAATTGAAGGTGTTACTGATTCTGTAGGAGGAATTGAAGCTGTAGGAGTAATTGAAGGCGTGGCTGATTTTGTAGGGGTTAACGAAACTGTCGGGGTAATTGTTGATGTAGGTGTAATTGACCCTGTAGGTGTTATTGAAGCAGTAGGAGTAATTGAAGGAGTAACTGATCTTGTAGGTGTTAACGAAGCTGTGGGTGTTATCGAAGCAGCTGGTACTGTCGAAGCTGTAGGTGTTAATGAAGCAGTAGGGGTAATTGTTGTTGTAGGTGTTATCGAAGGTGTTACTGATGCAGTAGGAGTAATACTAGCTGTAGGAGTAATTGATTTAGTAGTTGTTATTGTAGGTGTTACTGATGCTGTAGATGTAATACTAGCTGTAGGAGTAATTGATCTAGTAGGTGTTATTGTAGGTGTTATTGTAGGTGTTACTGATGCTGTAGGAGTAATTGATCTTGTAGGAGTAATTGATCTTGTAGGTGTTATTGAAGGAGTTACTGATGCTGTAGGAGTAATTGATCTTGTAGGAGTAATTGATCTTGTAGGTGTAATACTAGCAGTAGGAGTAATTGATCTTGAAGGTGTTACTGACGCGGTAGGTGTTAATGACGCAGTAGGAGTAATTGAAGGAGAGGCTGTTGGTGTAGGTGTTACTGAAACACTGGGCATTACACCACTTAAAATTGATAGTTTAGCTGCTCCGATAGGCATTACTTCAATATTTATATGATGTTACAAAATATACTCTATATTTACCGGGAATATGTATATAATATGGAAGTGAGTTATAGAAATATATATTATAATGGTAAAGAATGTGCTGTTAATCTCTTTACCTGGGATAAAGACGGTAAAAGAATACAATTTAAGGCTTCAGTTGAACCGTATCTATACGTAGAAGGTAATGGAGACTCTGAATCAATTTACGGTACAAAGTTAACTAAGAAGACATTCCGATCACAGTACGATAGATACAAGTACTTAAAAGACACAAATGTAAAGAGAGTATTTGATAACTTCCCTATTACACAACAATATCTTATTGATATGTTCTGGAAGACAAACGAAACAATAGAGTTTGTTCAACATCCTATTAAAGTAATGTTTGTGGATATCGAGGTGTACGCACCTGATGATTTTCCGCATGCTAATAAAGCTAATGAAGAAGTAAACGTTATAACCATTTATGATTCACTAAACAAACATTTTTATACCTGGGGAGTAAAAGAATATGTTTCAGAAGATAAAGATGTAACTTACGTAAAGTGCGATGATGAAAAAGATATCTTTAAAAAATTTATCGAGTATTTTAAAAGTGATTACCCAGATATTTTAACTGGCTGGAATTCAGAATTTTTTGATATACCGTATATTATTAATAGATGTTCTAAAATCTTAGGAGAGGATTATATGAAGAGATTATCTCCTTCCGGTAATGTTTATAATAGAACAGTTAAAGGTAAGTTCGGCCAAGAACAAATTCGTTGGTATATAGAAGGTATATCTCTTATTGACTATCTAGATGTTTATAAACGTTTTTGCTTAGGTGTACGGGAAAGCTATAAATTAGCATCAATAGCTCAAGCTGAATTAGGAGAAGGTAAGATTGATTTTGGTTCAATGAATCTTGCAACGTTAGCTGATACTGATTGGAAGACATTTATTGATTATAATATTCAAGACGTTAAGTTGTTAGTAAAGCTTGAAGAGAAATTAAAATATACAGAACTTATAAGAATGTTAGCATATGTAGGGTTAACTACATTTGAAGCTGCTATGGGATCTCTTTCGGTTATTAACGGAGCAACTGCAGTAAGGGCAAGACATAGAGATCAAAAGATACCTTCATTTATTAGAGATGAAGATGATGGTAGTAAAAATCCTGGTGCTTATGTTGGTGAACCTTTAAACGGTTTTCAAGAAAATATTATATCATTTGATGCTAATTCACTATATCCAAACGTGATGATTAGTCTTAATATTTCACCAGAAACTAAAGTCGGTGTTATTGAAAAGCAAACTGATACAGAAGTTACTATGCGACATGTAAGTGGTAAAACATACTCATTACCTATTGCTAAGTTTGCAGCGTTTGTCGAGACTGAACAAATAGCAATTAGTAGAGCTAATGTACTCTTTACTCAAAAGAAGAAAGGAGTAATGCCTGAAATTTTAGATTACTATTATAATAAAAGACAAGCGATTAGAAAGGATATTAAAAAGCTTAAGAAACAATATTCAGAATTTAATGATAAAGATGTAAGCGAAGCTAAGGCGGTAAACATAACTATAGGCCAGCTTGATGCAAAGCAAATGTGTATTAAGGTTTTTATTAATTCAATTTACGGTTATTTTGGAAATAAGAATGCTCCTTTCGGTGATGACGATATAGCGTCTTCTATTACCCTTACTGGTCAAGCTGTTATTAAGCACTCTAATGAACTACTTAAACAGTTTATTAAGAATGAAAATAATACCATTAGTGATGATGTACTTAATAAATGTATTATTTATAATGATACAGACTCGAGTTATGTATCTATAAAGCCATTATGTGGAGTAAATGGGTTGAAATTTAAAAATGGCAATAAACTTACTAAAGCTACTATAGATAAAGTTAATGAGATTGAAGAGTTTTTAAATAAAGAAATTAAAGTCTGGGGAGCTAAATTATTAAATTCTAATGACTGTAGGTTTATATTCAAGCGTGAAGCAATTGCTGATGTTGGAGTCTTCTTACAAAAGAAGCGATATGTTCTACATATATTAGATGATGAAGGTATCTCTTGCGATAAGTTTAAGTATACTGGAGTTGAGGTAGTTAGAAGTACGATGCCTGGAGCTATTAAACCGTACGTAAAAAAGATTATTGAAACAATGTTATTAACTCAAAATATTGGTGATACTAACAAAATCTTAAATGAAACGTATGAAGTGTTTAAAGGGTTGCCTGTTGAGGATATTACTTTTATCTCAGGTATAAAAGGTTATGAGAAGTATGCTGGCCAATGTGATAACTTTACTACAGCTAAAGGTATGCCTATGCATGTTAAAGCTGCGTATATGTATAACTTATTATTAGATAGGTTTAATATATCTACAAAATATGAAAAGATAAGTTCTGGTGATAAAGTTAGATTCTTCTACTTAAAAGAGCCAAACAAATATAACATATCTGCAATAGCTTACAAATATTATTACCCAGAAGAGTTTACTAGTATCTTCGAACCTGACTACGATACGATGTTTGATAAGCATATATTTTCAGTTATCGATAGATTCTATCAAAATGTTAATTGGGTAGCTCAGAAGCCAGGCAATCTTGTTCAGACCAATTTGTTTGAATTGCTTGCTTGATTTTAATTATATACACTATAAATTAAAGTATGGACAAAAACTACATTACTATTATTGATAATACTGGAAGGAACGTTCTTGGGCTTAACGTTAGAGAAACAGAAACAGAAGTAGATATTCTTAACCCTGTTATGATTACGGTACAGCCACAAAACGGTCAATTCCAGGTACAATTAATCCCTCTTTTCTTAGCTGAGTTTATCGCTCACAGTGAAGAGACTTTAAGAAACTTCGTTTATACTTATAACAAGGCTAATATTGCTGTAGGTAAAAACTTTAGCATTGACGTTAGAATTACTTCTCAATATGATCGTATTATTGAAGGAGCTAATGCTGTTAAAGTACAAGCATCAGTACAAGAAACTAAACCAGAAGTAATTAAACTTTTTGAGGACTAATTTATGTCAGAATCATATCTAAATACAGCAGCTCAGTTTAAGAAAGGTCAAGCTGATGGTGTCAATGGCACTATCGGTGTTTTAACTAGTATTATCAACGGTACGGATGTCGGTGTACACGCCGTCTCTAATCGTGAATTAGAGAAGGTTCGTCGTGTATTGTTAATGTGGAGAGATTATATTATTGAATCAAAGGCTAAGGATAGAAGGGCAATGGAAGTCTTAGTTGAAACTAAGAAGGTAATGGATATTAAAATTCCAAAAACAGTAATGTAATATATGTTTGATTTTATCCATACACCATATATAATAGGTGTATGGATAAAGACATTAGAGATACTCTAGACGAATTAAATAAGAATAACCCATACGCATCGTATCTAAACGATGGAGCGCTATCAAACGTAGATGGGTGGATAGATACGGGATCAATGGTACTAAACGGAATTATTTCTGGATCCCTTACAGGTGGTATACCAAAGAATAGATTAACGCTATTTGCTGGACCGTCAATGACTGGTAAGTCATTTATTGTACAAAAGATTTTAGCAAATGCACAGAAAGAAGGGTTAATACCTATTATCTTTGATAGTGAGAATGCTATTGATAGCGTAGGAGCAACAGCTCTAGGCTTAGATACAAGCAAGGTTAAGTATATACCTACTTTTAGTATTGAACAATGCCGTAATTCAATTTATAACTTTCTTACAAAAGCAAAAGAAAAAGGTCAAGTAGGTAAGTTTATTATTGCTATTGATTCATTAGGTAATATGGAGAGTGAATTACAGATTGGTAGAATGGAAAAGGAAAGTACAAGTGCTGATATGGGTAGTAGAGCAAAAGCTGTTAAGTCATTACTTAGAACTTGTGTGCAGTTAGCTGCAATGACAAAGACAACTATTGTTTGTACGAACCATATCTTTGATGACCCTAGCGCAATGTTCCCATCATTAGTAAAAGATATGCCAGGTGGTAGAGCTGCAGTATTTCTTCCATCAGTAACAGTTCAACTTGCTAGAAAAGCAACAAAAGATGAAAAGGATACAGATGCTAAGTTAGCTGTTGGTCAAAAGAACTACTCTGGAGTTATCTTGAGAGCATTAACTGCTAAGAATAGATTTGTAAAGCAGTATCTTGAAGGTGAAATGTATCTAAGTTTCGAGAGCGGTCTTAATAAGTATTTCGGCTTGCTAGATTTAGCTGTTGGTTTTGGTATTGTAATTCAATCAGGAAGTACATATACATTACCAGATGGAACTAAACTTGGTTATTATTCAAAATGGAAGACAGATACTCAGTTATGGGAAAAGACTATTATACCAGGTATTGAAGAGAAGATTAAGGTTGAATGGAAGTATGGTAATAAAGCAGAAGAAGTTCCTGATGAAGTACCATGAGTAAAGTAGTATTAGCATTATCAGGAGGAATGGATTCTACGGTGCTGCTTCATATGGCAGCCCGTAAGTTCAATACTATACATACTATTACCTTTGATTACGGTCAAAGACATAGTAGAGAGATTGGTTGTATTGATACGCAGATACATGATGTTTTATCTAAAGAGCATACTAATAATCTTATAATAACGAATAAGATTATAGATGTAAGATATATTAAAGATATAGCCCCTACTTCATCTTTAACTAATGATAAAATAGATAATCCTAATATTAAAGAGATGGCTGGAGATGCACAGCCTGTATCATACGTACCGTTCCGTAATATGATGTTTTTGTCTATAGCATGTTCATATGCTGAAAGTGTTGGTACATCAGTTGTTTGGTACGGAGCAGCTCAAGCTGATTCATTAGCCGGTTACTGGGACGGAAGTATAGAGTTTTTAAATAGCATTAATAATGTTATTAATCTTAACCGTAAGAGTAAGATCTCTATTGAAGCTCCGTTAATCGACAAAAGTAAAAGCGATATCATTAAAGAAGGTGTACTTCTAAAAGTGAACTTTGCAAATACATGGACTTGCTATTCGAATAGAGTAGATGGATTAGCAGATGCTAACACCCCATCTAGTAGTTTGAGGTTACGTGGCTTTATAGAAGCTGGTTATAAAGACCCTATACAGTATGTACAACAAGAGAAACTTAACAGCCTTTATAAAAATAAAGACTGTAAAGAATGTTAGTATCCGAAAGTGTTACGTCTTTCAGTAGTAAATCTATCTTGCATTTTATTTCTAAATGCAGTACGTAAATGTTTATTGATTGATTGAGGAGATTGTCTAATAGTAATCACCATTGGTTGCGCATGCACTTCACAATCATCACTAGCATTACCATCAGGGCTTTCATCATCTTCAACATGGGATAAAGGTTGCATTTGTTCATCGTCTTCAGCTTTTCTACCTGGTAGAATTCTACCATGTGCAACATCTTCAGGGTCTGGACCAGAAAAATCATCTTCTTTACCACCTGGAAAATCTGCAACTAATTTTTCACGTTCAATCTTAGGAGCGTCTGTATCACCTGCTGTTGGTAATGATACTGTTTCTTTTTGTTTAGGATTTGTTACTTGTAAGCTTGCAACATTATCTTTATCTAAATCTTTTAATTTAACTGGCTTACCGTCTGCTACTTTTAAAGTAACATTATACTTCAAGCCATTTTTGTTAACTATATAAGTACTATAACCTGCAGGAGTTTCTTTATCAAAAGTTAACATAGCTTCTGGATCGATATTTAAATTTAAAGTATCAAATGGGGTATTACCTTTTTGTACTTGGCTAGGTGAAGCTGATGCATCGCCTTTATCAGTTGATAAAGTAATATCTCCTCTCATTTGTAATTTTCTTGATAACTGAGCTACTAAATTCATTGCAGATAATAAGTCATCTTCCGTAATATCTTTAATATCTACTTCTGGATGGTCTTGTGATAATTGCTTTAAAACCTTAGTTGCAAAATATCTTGGCGTCATTGTACCTGCTAAATTCTTGATATCCTTTAACGACATTAGTCTTGCATAACCAGGGGCAGCTTCTTTACCTCTCTTACCTTTAGCTTCAGTTATGATGTCGAAGACACTAGCAACCCAATCTTCATTGTATAAAGGCGCTACATTTTTACCCCAACTGCATGTATAAAGACTGTTCATATCATATTATTTATTGAAATCTTTATAGTTTATCATATAATAGATATATGTCACATAAAATACTTGTCTCTCATGAATCACCTATTTCTATACTCGATAACAGTATTCATTATAACGACTATGATTATGCTCTAGTTCATCTGTTTGAAAAGCTTCCAAACTACTATGAGTTCTTTAAATCATCATTAAGTCGAGGCCGCCAAGTATTACTTGATAATAGTATATTTGAACTTGGTACTGCTTTTGATAGCGATAAGTTTGCTAATTATGTAAGAGAGTTAAAGCCTTCATACTATATTGTACCTGATGTATTAGAGAAAGGTTATGAAACTGTAAAGAGCTTTGCTGAATTTACAGCGAAGTATAATGATTTACCTGGGTTAAAGATAGGGGCAGTACAAGGTAAAACGTATGATGAACTGGTTGATTGTTACAAGTATATGAGTGAGTATGCTGACTATATTGCTATTAGTTTTGACTTCTCTTATTACATTGTTACTGGTACAGGTAAAACTAAACTTGAAAGATGGTGCAGTGGTAGACAACACTTTATCAATGACCTTATTCAAGATGGGGTTTGGAAATGGTCTAAACCGCATCATCTTCTAGGCTGCTCTCTTGCTAAAGAGTTTAGATATTATGTTGATAATAACATATATAATATTCGTAGCTGCGATACTTCTAATCCAGTTGTAGCAGGTATTAAGGGACTTCGATATAATGGTGATCTAGGGTTGCAAGATAAACCTAGTGTTAAGTTAGCTGACTTAATTGAACATCAAGTATCTAACGAAGAACTAGAGGCTATTATTTACAATACTACACAATTTAAAAATATTTTAAACCGATCATATTAATATGTTAATTACATTTACAGGTGCTCAAAGTTCTGGTAAAAGTACTCTTCTTAATAAGATGAAAGAAGATGAGTACTTTAAGGACTGGAATTTTGAACCTGAGATTACTAGGGGGTTAAAAGAAAAGTATGGTATTAATATAAATGAAGAAGGAGATAATTTTACTCAAATAATTACTATTAATAGTCATGTTGATAATTATTTGAGGAATAAGAATAAGGATTGTGTGTTAGATCGTTGCTGTATTGATAGTTTAGTTTATACGACATATCAAACTTATATTAAAAAAGTGGATGAAGATCTTGGATACTATGCAGAGTTTGTAAACAATAAATTAATGGGTAAGTATGATATTATTTTTTATACCGATCCTTCTATTCCGTTAGTTGATGATGGGGTAAGAAGTGTTGATGTAAACTTTAGGAATAAGATTATAGAATTATTTAATTTTTATATTGAGCATTATACCCCTACTAATATGGTTATGCTTTCAGGTAGTGTTGAAGAAAGATATAAAACTATTAAAAATGAGATTGAAAAACGTAAACCATCAACTATAATTTAAATATGAGTGAACAAATGCTAGATAACTCCGCAATAAGTAAACATTTAGGTAAAACATCGCAGTACAAAAGTACGTACGATTCTACTCTTCTTGTTAGAGAACCAAGACAAAGTAACCGTACTTATCTAGATATTCATGCAGACAATTTACCATTTGTAGGCTATGATACCTGGAATGCTTATGAATGCTCGTTTCTTTTAAATAATGGTTGTCCTGTAACCGGGGTATGTAAGCTTACATATCCAGCATCTAGCGAATCTATTGTTGAGAGTAAGTCTATTAAACTATACTTTAATAGCTTTAATATGCAAAAGATGGGTACCTCTCTTAAAGAAGCTATTACTAGTTTTAGTAAACTTGTTGGAGGTGATCTTTGCTCATTATTAAAGACTAATGTGCAAGTAGCTTTTATACCTGGGCATGTTTATGATACAACGCAAGTAAGTGCTCATGATTTTTATAATAAGGATCAATATATTACGTTAGAGAATTCTATTGATGAGAAGGAATTATATTCAACTACATTTGATGTTTATAAAGAGACGCCTAGTTTATTATTAAATTCATCTGATGCAATAGATGTAGCAAGAGAGCAATACTTTCATTCGGGATTACTTAAAAGTAATTGCAGAGTAACTAGCCAACCAGATTGGGGTGATGTATACATTTATATAAAGGCTACCCAGGAAATTAATAAATTAAGTCTACTTAAGTATATTGTATCGTTTAGAGAAGAATGCCATTTTCATGAAGAGATTTGTGAGTGTATATATAAACGTTTACAAACAATGTTTAATCCAGAAGAACTATTTGTTATGTGTCTATATGCCAGAAGAGGCGGTATTGATATCAATCCAATGAGAGCATCAAACAATACCTTACTGTATAGTAAGTCTGGTAATCTTCTAGATGTGTTTAGTCCGCACGTTAAAACGTCTAAGCAATAAGATATAAAAAAACCCGATATCTTTCGATATCGGGTTCTTGTTTTGTAATATTGTCCGAGCCTTAGAAGTATACTGAAGCTGTTGCTGGAGTAAAGCTTTGACCGAGGCCACTAACGAGAATTACATGGTAGTACAGATTCGCACCAAAGATATTGTCTACAACACCATAACGTGTTAATAAACCAACCCGTGGAGCAAAATCGTTCTGACCAATTGTGCGCTGAACCATTACAGGAATGTAAGGGCAGTAGATGATACCTGTATCGTAGAATTCTGGACCCTTGTAGCCTAATAAGGCATACTCAGGACGCTGAAGACCGGCATATTGGCCGTTCTCAAAATTACCATCGGTACGTGTATCACGATAAACGTTGAAACGTCCACCTAAATTACCTACCTTAGCAACGCCGACTGGCTGTGTATTTACATTACCTTGAACTGGTACCCATTGGAATTCGGGTAACATTTCTAGGATAGCGCAAACGCGAGGAGTAGCAACAACGAAGTTTGCTGAGCCTCTGCGATTACGAACTGCAATACGATTTGCTTCGATAATTAATCTTTGATAGAAGTCACGATTACGTTCTACTAACCAGCGACCATCTGCGGAAGCTGGGGACCAAACAGAATAACCTGAACCAAACCCTGCATTGAGGGAGATTTGGATCATTCTGATTAACATTTCACGGTCGATTTCGGCCTGAATTTCATATGACATTGCATTTGTTAATTCAGTATCGATATCGATACCATTCATGTTCTTTAAGTCTTGTTCTAGTTCAACTGACCATTTGGCACCTAAACGTCTTGTACCTGCTTCTACTGCTGTCTTTTCAAATGTTACTTCAAATGTAGGAATTGCGTTCGTTAATTCGAAGTTTTGTAAGAGAGCTGCTACACCTTGATCAGTATTACCTGTGGTAATCCACTGAGTGAGTGTGCTGTATGGGCCTGTACTTGTACCGCCATTTCCTGTACCACCTGAAAGGTAGCCAGCGGAAGTGCCGGTATAAGATGTTTGTAGGTATTGGTAACCAGCTTCTAAGTTCGCAGAAGTCCCGATAGGGGACCCTGGAGCTGGGGTTGTCGAACCTGCTCCATCGTTCTGGCCAAGTGTTTGACCTGTATAACGATAGCGGAGAGCAAATGCTAAACCGACTGGACCTGCCATTGGTTGAACACCAACGATCTCGTTTGTGATTAACTCGGGAAAAGTACGTCTAATCATTGGAATCAAAATCTTTGGAAGACGGAAGTCGCCAGTAGCATAGGTATCTGTACCTTGTGTACCACCGACTTGCGTACCCGCGTACATTGAAGCTGCATTACCAACTGCACCTGGATTACCTGCACGGTTGATACCGGCAGATGATGGGGCATAGTTAGGACCTGCTTCACGAATACACCATTGTTCTTGGTTCTCAAGAAGCATTGCTGTATTTAAACGGGTATGATCATCTTCGATTGGAGCAACACTTTTAGAAGTATAATCGAGCACTGGTGCCCATTTTTCTAAAAGAGCTGCTGCTCTTGATTCGTCAATATAAGCCTGTGTAGGTCTAATTGATTTCATAGTTTGTTATTTCCTTTTTAATCTAAATTTATTTCGATCCCAAGGTGCTGTTAAACAGCAGCCAGGTAACTCAGGAGAAACCTTTTAAAAATTGCTTAGTACTTACTTAATTCTTGTAAGTAAGGCGATGTGCTTGTTGATTCTTCAATGACTTCGTTCTGTTCAAGAACGACTCTATCAACATTAGAACTATCGCTTAAAGCTTCTTCCTTTAAAGTCTCAAGCCTGTCATTCGTCTTCTTGTTAAACAACTTTAAAGTATATTCGAAGTTTTCTTTAATAAAGTCAGGAGACTTATTAGTAAATACTTTCTTAATATAATTTTTTTGTTGTTCGTCAAGCGCAGCAGTACGTTGTTCAATTAATAGGTTAGCTTGTAACTTATTAACTTCATTATGTAATTTTGCGTTTTCAGAAACGACAGACTCAAGCTTACTGGAAGCTTCATTTATTTGCGATTTGCCATCAAGAATTGCTTCTTTAATACTCTCTTGTTGAAGAGCAGCATCGACGGCTAAATGGTTTCTTAGACTTTGTAATACATTAATTGCTTTCTTATTACGAACAGCTTCTTGAATATCAGCTGTTGGAATTACTTCTGCAATGTATGCGTCTAAGTAATCACTAATAGATTCTACTAATTGTGATTTAAAATTGGTTGCATCTTCATTTAATGCGGTTTCGTATTTGTTAACGACTAATTTAAGTTTTGATGCACGATCATTATCGATAGCTTCAACAACTTTTTCTAATTTCTTAGAATGATCTTTATCAATGGCGCTAAGGAGCTGGGTAAGCTTATTGCTATATAACTCATCTTGTTCAAGTAATGCCTTCTCGACATGTATTTGAACTTTTTCTTTTACTTTAGTTTCAACAGCATTTTGAATTTCTGTTAACGATTCATCTGATAAATTTTTTAGTGTTTCCATATTTAAAAAAGGTTCCTATTATTATTTATGATCTGCTGTTTGATTTTCTTATCAATTACTAATTTTAATTGATCATTAGCAAGCTTATAGTTAGTATTAACTATAGCGGTAACAAATTTTTTTACTTGTTCTTTCATATTAAAATATTATAATTTACTTATAAAGTCTATAACCATTTTACGTAAATAAGCATCCTTATTATTCCGTGGTAATGTACTTATGCTGGTTTCAAAGCTATCGTACAGCTCTTCAAATGATCCGTCTTTCGTTAATACATATTGCTTACTTTCTAGAATTCCATTAACAAAAGCTTTAGAAAAGCTTGGATCTGCTACACAATCGACAGCAACTAACCTAAAGTCTTTAACTCTATTTAGCCCGCTTGATTCAGATACTAGCTGACCTAACCCTCTCGTGCTCATACCAACCTTAACACCGTCATTTATTAATGAACGTACGATTAAGCCTGTTGGAGTTGATAGCACTTTACTCTTACCATAGAACACATTACCTTCTTGAGTAAATTCAGTTACAAGATGGCAAGCTCTACCAAGATCAACATCTGCTGTTGTTGGGTGATTTAACTCGCCCATCGCTCTACCAGTCTTGATCATTTCATTTGTATAGCGAGTAACTTCGGTTTGCATTTCATGGAGTGAATAGATTCTCTTATTTCTATTAGCTCCCTCAGCCATCATATATGGCCCTTTGATGTAGAAGTTTCTTGGCTCATTAGCGTTCTTCTCTTCTACGATGTATTCGAATTCGTTATTGTCTGCAGGCGTTTCTACAATAAGTTTAAAACTCATATATACTAATTATTTATAGTTTTTTATGTCTAATCAACGGATGCCCAGCTCTTTTTCTGTCAATATGATAAATTGACAGCCTTTCTTATCTGCCCATCTTTTAGCTGCATCCCATTTAGCTTGGTTTGTTATCCAAGTCGTTTGTTCATATACTATAGTTGAGTGCTTCTTTTTATTTGAACTTACTGGTCTGCTTACCTGCTTACTAGGTTTTATCTCAATTAAGAACTTTTGTTTATTGCCAGCTTTATCTTTAAAAACTATATAGTTATCAACAAAATATCTATGTACTTTATTATCTAAAGGATTAATATATGGTATGATTATAGTCTCACTACCCCAACATAAAATATTTTCATTTAAATCAGCCCATCTAAAAAATTTTAATTCCCACCCTGACCGGTACATTGGGTAGGTTGATCCTAGATACTTAGCACTATTTTGGGGTTTAAAAATACCTTGTTTGAATCCATGAGTCATTATTATACTTGATATAACGGTCTAATAACATCAGCTTCAGTCATCTTACCGGACTTAAGTTTTTCTATATTCATCATTAATTCAGCTTTCTTATCATTTGGTAATTGTGTTGAATTAGTAGCTGATTTTGCTTCATCAAATTTACCTTGTTTAATAAGTGCAATTACTTTCATTAATGCTGGGTCTTTCTTTTTCATAGCCACTCTACCTTTTGTTGGTTCAACAATTGACCTTACTTTAGAACCTGTACCTGCTAAAAAGTCAAATACCTTTTCTGGATTGCTAACTAGTCCTTTACGAGACATTGTATCAGCAACCGATTTATACATTGTTATAAGACTAGGTAAGGGGTCTTGTCCTTCTTCTTTTTGTGAAGTAATATACTTTGACAATGGTAAGAACTCTTTCTCACCCCGATATATATCTTTTAGAAAATTAACCACTTTAACTTTATCCTCACCCATTACTTTAACAGCATCATCTAAATCACTTAATGATGATATTTTGCGAGTAGGCTTACTTTGCATAACCTTTACAAAATTAGTTGCACCGTCTTTTATTAACTCTTGTAGTTTCTTAAAAAAGAATGGCTCTAATTTGTCTATTCTTTCTTTTGCTTTGGTTGCAATTGCAAGATACTCTTTTTCTCTTTCTTTAAGATCAAACACTAAATCAGAATCTTCATTAGGTATTCTCTCCCATTGTTTTCTTGCTGATTGAGCTTCTTGTTTGCTATTCTTAAATTCAAATAAAACGCTGCCTATTTCTTCAACTAAATCTTTTAACTGGCTACCTGCTTTTGTATCAGCTAGAGTAACACTAAATGCCATTGATATTAATCTACGAGCATCTGCTGCAATATAAATACCTTTATCTCCAGGACCTTTATCAGTAGGAGTAAATTTTTGTGGATTGTCAATACCTGTGTTACCAGAGAAACCAGCTGGCCCTCTTGCAACATATTTTAACGGATCACCATTTGCTTCAACTAATAAATTGTATAGGGTATTAAAATTCACACAATTATTTAATATCAGCCGACAAAGAACAGAGGTGGTTCTGCATCACCAAACCCAGGTGCGCCTTCATATAACTGCTTTTCAAGCTCTTTCTTTTCATCTATACCTTCCGCAAGCATATCAGCATTAACCATACCCCCGCCGAATAAGGTTGTACCTGAAAACTTACCTCTTATTCTACCTAATACAATTTTGGTTAAAGCTAATGCATATTGATATACCCATTGTTCTTTTATAACATCCCTCAATGGTCGTTCAACATAACATTGTATAACACCATAATACTGTATCGTTTGTCCTTGTGAAGATTGTGGTTGTGGATATAATCTCATAATTTGAGTTCTATCATCAAAATCGAATGACGGTTTAGTTGATAGTAATTTTTCACGCATTTTCATCCAATCTTTTAATACGTACCAGCTAACTAAATCAAAGCCATAATTACCCATTGCGTAGCTAAAATATGTTTGCTGAGCTAGAGTTTGTTCCATCGTGAATAAAGTATTGATACCAGATGTTGAACCTTCTTCCATATCAACAATTGCAATTACCTTTCTATAGTCCATTATATCATAATCAAAACTATTCAAGTAAACTGGATTAGGGCTAGATATTTCACTACCTAATTGTGTTATATCGTACCTGGCGCTACGGGTAAAGTATTGTGGTAATGACGGTGCAACTGATATTATATATTCATATGATGATAAAGTAAATACAGAATTAGCATATATACCAGCGCTTAAAGTAGCTGACAAATCTGTAACAAGCGTAAAGTACTGAGCTGGTATAGAACTGTTTGCAGTGTATACTGTCTTTTGATTGTCAATATATTTACTAAAGAGTGGGTTGCTTGTTGAGTTAGGATTTTGTCTATTCTTAATTTGTGTGAGATAACTATCACTAGACTTTGCTGTAAAGAGAGAATCTAACTTCAACCCGTAATTAGGTATATATAAACTACTATCAAATATCAAATACTCTCTAGTATACCCTGCAAACTTAGTAAACATCTCGCACGATAAACTTATATTATCATTTAATTGGTCTCTATGAACCTCAACATTGATCATAGGAAAGCCTAACGTTCTAAGTATTCTATCTGACAGCTTATCGAACGATGTTATCTTACTTGATAAATTTGAGCTCTGAAAAGCAGATATAGGTGTTATTACACAACGTTCAGGAGATGACATATATGTTATTTATGTTTAGGTTGTTGGTGCAGGTGGTGGAGGGGCTTCTCCACCTGGAGCGGCTGCTTCAGCTCCTGCTTCTGGAGGCGGTGCTTCTCCACCTGGAGCTGCTGCTGGACCACCAAACGCTGGAGGTGTTGCCCCGCCTTGTGGAGATGCTTCTCCACCTGTAGGTGCTTCCCCGCTTGCTGGAGTCAATTGATCTCTCCAGTTTGGACCTCCACTAAGAATTTGATTTAATTCCCATTCTAATTCTTTATCCTTGCGTAAAAATTCTCTA